GACACTTTTACTCAGTCAGGCAATCTGTTAGCAATAAATGACCGAGTATAAGAGGCCATGCAGAGCATTAGCAAATAGCGTCCATGAAGGCAATTGGATCTGCAGCTTGTCTGATTAGTCTGGCCGGCAAACTCTTCAGACCGCGCAACATCTTTGCAGGAATCAGTCCCATAGATCTGACCTTTGCAATAGGTGCCTCATAGCCACTACCACGCCAAGCTCTCCACGTACCTCTATAAATAAAGATCCGTTTGTCATGCTCGAATCCGGTCTCGAACACAACATGATCTCTTTCGAGTGCGGAGTACGCCTTTAGAAGCAGTGTTTCTCTGTTAAGCTGGTTCTCAGGTATCTTGAAGTGGTCCTTGACTGAATCGATGTACTCATTGATACCACGCTCAATCATTGAATATTTCTCTTTGTAATACTCAACATCTTTGTGCACTCGACTCACTCTAATGATCCTCTTCTCTTGTACCTTAGCGTAATCACAAATTCCGCCTTGCACTGGGTGCGTAGTTAACATCTGGTCTATGATGCTTATGTCAGTCTTGAATAGACCTGAAGCGAACTTCATAACCTTGTCAAACAATGTCTGTAAAAGACTAACTTCACCGCCGCGGGCAGTTACTTCTTCACACCTCACCTTGGTGGCTCTGACAAATGCCATTAAATCATATGGTGCATCTGCCTCAACACGTCCATGTACCAAGGTCGACACTGCGCGAGCAAGATATTGAGACATCATTGGGTCCTTGGCACGAGTATCCACGCGAAGGAATTCACCAATTGTGCCAATATTGGTCTTGCTCACTTGAGCCCTAATACCGCAGCTCTTAGCGTTCTTGACCAGCTGAAGTGCGTTGTCAAGATTGGGAGCTCCACCAAACATGTCGTCACCATTGTGCAACGAGTAGATCAGCAGATCTTCTAGTCCAGCATGCATTAAGTAAACCCTGTTAAGTACAGTGTTCATATATGATGTCAAACGCCAGCCACTCATAAGCGTTCCTTGAATAGGCACAAGCTCGTCAAGCTCATTGAAGTTGACAGTCATATGCTGCAATGAATCATGTGTCCACTCTGCTGACTTAACTTGTTCTCTAGTCAAGTATGGGGTGTACACATCAATCCATGCTCTCATGACAGCTTGCATACTAGCAATCGAGTGCTGGCTGTTGAAATCATCATAATCAAAGCATACTGGTACCGAGTTCTTGAACTTGTCAACACTGGCTTTTACAAAACTACTAGTGGCGAACTTGCCCACTGGGAAGCAGGATGGCAGCGTGTCCTCACAGTTACTCATCGAATAATCAGCATGCAGGAACGATGTTACATCACAGCCATACAGCGCTCTGACCTTACCCCACTCATACTTAGTGCTAGTTGTAGCATAAATCTCAGGAATGCGGTCCAGCCAGTAACTGTGCTGATCGTGCTCGTTCATTGCAAACCAGCATGACTTATACTTTGCTTCCTTGGGCAGCATACGCTTCCGGCGCAAGTCAATATCATACTGGCTGACTATCGAACCGTTCGGCATAGATGAGTAACGCTCTTGCCAATACCTGTTCCAGTTAAGCCTAAATGGTTTTCGCCCTTCACTCAACCCCGACCTGAATATCTTAGTCGCGTACTCGTACACTACCTCTTTTGGTATAGGGACAGCTTTGGTGTTGACCCGATGTTCCTTCTCGGTTTCCCAGTCAACATCAGCGCTGACGCGGTTGAACAGTACTTGCAACTCATAGATAACTGCAAGGTCGTTGCGGAAGACAGTTTGTGATTGCTTAGCAGCACCACTTTCATCTTTAAGTATTTTGAAATATTCCTTTACGTTATGAGAATTCCTCATAATACCCAATAAATGATACACAGCAAAAACAGGAGCAACAAAAATATACATTAAATGCGTAATGAAAGAAACCCTATTATCCAAACCCAAGTCAATTGTACGTTTTAACATTTCATGAATCACCTCGTTGACAGCAGTTACATGCTCCGGAGCCCCATCTTGTAAGTATTTCGCATAAACCGTCCTCAACTCCTGCTTGTTCACGTACAGGTGGTGTTGCTGCGTGATTTTAGTCTTAGGCAATGCCGCCACTACTTCGTACAATTCATCAACGCCGATAATTGGTAGATCATCAGTAATCTCTGGAATGTACGAGTAATAGTCGACAGTATTCTCGAATGTCAAACCTGCCCGTAAGTTACCGGATATCATGCCTCCAGCTATTGACATAGTTTGGGGAGTATATACCGATATTGACTTCGTGGCAACATACCAACAAGTCAGATTGCGCCTACGAAGCAGAAAGCCCCACACGCATTCCTTTGTGATAGGCAAAACGAAAGGGGCATCCACGGCGTGAGACGCAACATCATCGTTGGAGACATACATGAGAATATAAGAACTATTCTCAGGCAAACAACCACACCTGTCCGCATCCAAGTAAAGTGGCACAGGATTATGGTACTCACTTACATCAGAAGTGAGGTCTTTTACAGTTCCTCCGGAGCACCATCCGTTCCCTGCAATGGATCGGTGGACTGCAAGCCGGTCGTGTCCGTAAACGATGAGTGTAAATGGACAACGGGTGCATTTTCGTGACTTGCAGCCAGTCGAAAACCCTGGTAGCGGTATTTCAGCAGAGAAGGATCAGTCTTGAGAGGTACGACTGTCATGTTTGAGGCTGTCATTGCCTTAGGATATACAGTGATAGGTCTGTAGGGTGGCATGAAACCACTCGTCATCTTGCCGTTTAACATGATGACATAACCTGTTATGTCTATCTTGACACTCATTGTTAGCCTCTCTGTGACATTAGGCAATGTCATAAAGTTGTGCTTACGCTGGTGTAAGTATTTGGTCGGAAACTGGTAGGTGGAAACACCTACTAGGCCCGGAGGCAAGACCGGAATCACCTGACCGTTTGAGTTACTTGCCCAGTTCCTCATGGCTTTGTTGGTCATACGATCAATCATAGTGGCATTATAGCCGCCAATCCGGAATATGGACATTGCCTTATTGGCATCATCAGACGACACCGTTGACAATGTCTCATTAAGGTCATCATAGTACAGAGTTACTTCATACTCCTTCTTGTTAATGAAGAACCTGTCATCGTTGATGCCCATGGACAAGACTGGGAACAGCGCTGGCTTGACATCTTTCGATACGACGCTGACTAACCTAGTATCTTTGTGCTTCACTTCATACACCTCATATTCATCAGCTGTGTTATCAGTGACGTTAGCCAATATCTCATGTTGTACTGGCGTTGTCGCTAAAAGGTGTGAGTAACAGTCAACACCACAGTTAGTAAACCAGCTAATGTCAAATGACTTGCCGAAACGATACGAAACTGCCTCGCAGAACATACGATACGGAGTGCAATTTGAAACACTGTCTACACCTAAGGCAGTTAGTGAGTCCTCGATACCGTGTTTGTTTGCAGTCAATATCTCAAACAATCCAGTGTAGAAAGCTTCAGTAGCAGCAAACGCATGTATGTGAATCCGTTCTGGCTCTTTCAGAAAGTTAGTCCATGTTAGCAGCCTATCCGGGTGAGGTTCATAAGGTGAACCCTGCGTCATCATCTGCATGAAACCGCGAATACTGTTTGGCTTAGACAGGTAGATGTTGCCATAAGGTGACAACCAACCATGGGCCTCAGCACATCGGGGGAGGGGAGCATACATTGAATTGACGACTGTCAGATAAGCAAGATCGAAATCACTAGATACTCTGTTGCCAAACACATACTTTCGCATCACGTTGAAAACCTCCCTGGCAGTCATATCGTTAACCACTTCATAATGAAGGCCATGCTTTGAATCAGATGGCAGAATAACCGTATCGACCAATGCAGGCGAAGAGAAAGCGATACGCAGCGGGTAGTCACATTCAATTGCACTAATGAGAGTGCAGAAGATGTTAAACTCACGTGAATTCAGATTCTCGAGATACGGACAGAACATGTTGTTGGTAAGCCTGTCCGTCTCGCTGAACTTGTGAATGTCAACCGAGAATCCATCAAAACCCAGTCCTTTCCATTTACCAAAATCTTTCTTAAGATAGTTCCTGTATGAAATGTTAATGTGACCATCATCATAAAACAGATCATTAGGCGACACCTCAAAATCACTAGGGTTGGAAAGTAGGATACGATAAACGCGGAGCATGTTGATAAGAATACTGACGTGATTCTCACCAGAGCATGATGCCAACATCGGCGCAAGAGAAACAACGACATTCTGACGATACTGACCACTGAGCTTTAAGTTCTCATAGATACACGCCTCGTCAACTTGGCCGTTGTCGTTTAGGAACTGTACGTTAACACCCGAGTTGTTAACACAATCGTCAACCAGACTAGCATTGAGAAAACCAAACGGGCTTAACATGTTCGTAAACAACGCACCTTTACGATCAAACAAGTGTGTGAAATCACTACTAAGTCCAATACCAACATTCGCCTTAATGCCATATTTCACATGCCTGTAAAGACTTTTGAAATTGGCGACGATGTTGGAGAGTGGACCAGTTAACTGATCGAGTAAGATAAATGACATTTGGGTTTAATCCGCG